CTACGGAACTTTGCGAACAGGATAGCCGCCTGAACTGGGCGGCAATTCCATCGGATTCGGGGGAATCGCCGAATTTGCGGCACTCTGCGGCACGTTGCGAACTCCAGAAGAGGTGTCACCGACACCTCGGGCGGAGGTGTCAAGCCCGAGGCGCCTTTCCATAGCCTCGAACGCCGCCCTGTCCGCGCCCTCGTCGGCGTGCACGTAGGTGTCGGCCATGGCGATGCTGCCCCATCCCGCGAGGCTCTTCACTGCCTGGGCCGACGCGCCCGAGTTCGCCAGCAGCGTGATGAACGTGTGGCGCAGCTCGTGCAGGGTGCAGTCGATGCCGAAGAGCCTGGGGGCGTTGGCCTTCCACCAGCCGTAGAGGTTGCCCGCGTCCATGCGGGTGCCCACCGTGGAGGTGACGACGGGCGTCTCATCGGTCTGCTCGATTCCCATTCCGTGCAGCGCGAACTCCTGCATTTCCCTCCAGCGCGCCAAGGCCTGGGCGATGGGCGGCATCAGCGGCACGGCGCGCACGCCGTTCTCGGTCCTGGTCTTGGCGACACGACCCGTCTTGGCCTCAACGGCCTGCACCACGCGGATATGATCGGGGTAGACCGCGCCCCAATCAAGGCCCACGGCCTCACCCCTGCGCAGGCCGCACATCACGCACAGGCGCACGCCGACGGTGTGGCCGTCGAGCGGCATGAGGTCGAGCTTGCGGGCGAAGTCCAGGAACTCTTCGAGGGAGAGAGCCTTCTTCTTGGGCGTGTCCTTCTTGGGCGGCTTCACGGTTGAGACGGGGTTCGCTGGTATGATTCCGTCGTAGGCGGCCTCCTGCATGATCTGGCGGAAGCAGCCGTGCATGTCGTTCATGGTGGAGCCCTTGAGCACGCGGCCCGAAAGGTTCTCGCCGTTGCGTATGGCGGCTATGCCGGTCTTCACCTTGTCGCGGGTTATCTCGTCCAAGCGCATCTCGCCGAAATGGCAGCAGAGGTTTCGGATTCTGGTGCCGTCCTTCATGAGGGTCTGCGCGCGCACGTCGCCCGACTGCCGGCGCAGCTCCAGCCAATGGGCGGAGTACTCCGCGAACGTGGGGCATGGCGGCTTCTCCTCCTGGGGGCTTTCGAGCTGGGAGCGGAAGCGCTCAAGCTCGCGGCGGGCGGCCGTGTGGCTTCCCCTGAAGCGCCTTTCGCGGCGGGTGCCGTCGTCCATGTTGAAGCGCAGCCGCCATAGGCGGCAATCGGCCTTGGAGGTGCCTTCGAGCCTGATTATCGAGCCTTCGCCTTTGGGCTGCGGCATGCTCCCTCCTTTCCTCGTAGTTATGCCTTCGCGAGCACCCCGTCTTTCATGCGGAGTTTGAACTCCTCACACTCGCCATCGATCCATAGGTAAACGTCGGAGGTGTACGGCTCGCATTCCGCCGTGTATCCGATATGGCATATAACGCTATCGCCCTGCTGGTAGTCCCAAATAACGCATGCATTGGCTATCTTTTTCGGAAGCTTTCCCGATTTCGTGAGCGGCTGCCATTCTATGTTGATGCGGCTCGGCTCCTTGTCGGCCCGAACTTCTATTTCGCAAGGGCCGCCGACGATGTCGCGGGCATCGCCGACAATCCATTCGTCCGTGAGCAAATCGACCTTCGCGCCAGCTTCCTTAAGGGTGCGCTTCCTCATAGCCTGCTGCCTGCGCTCTTCTTCCTCGCCGCGCTTGCGGAGCGAGTCGAGGTATTCCTCTTGCTCGGGAAGCACCGAAACCTTCACCGCGCAAGTCTCTTCTTTGTCGCGCGCATCGACATACGCCTGCTTCGTATCGACGATCGAGGCGATGAGACGGCATACGGCCTTCAGGAGCTCCCACCACCAGAACAGCAGCCAATACAGCCAGCCGCGCTTTTGCTTCGGCGGCTTCGCGACCCAATGGGCGACGTCGGTCGCGCCGAATGTGACCCGATGGTACGCGGCGTTGTAGGCCGCCTTCTTCGGGTCGTTCACAAGGCCCATGCCCTTCTTGCCGTATATCGGGTTGACCGCGCGCTTCATCTTTCGCTTGACTTTGCCGGTGGTGCGCGCTTTGATCGATCTCTTCGGGCTCGGCTTTCTGAAACCCACCTTCATGGCACTACCTCACATCCTTCTCTGCCTGGTACCAGACGACCACGCCCTTGAGCTTTACGGGGGCATCGTCGGCCCTCACGATTATGTCGTCGAACGCGTCCGAATGGCTGTCGGGCGAGAGCATCAGCGCGGTGCTTCCTTTGCTGTACTTGCGCACGATGCTCTGGTATTGCTCAGTTTCCGCCAAGACGGCGCAGCCGTCGAAGGGCTGCATGTGGGGGTCTATGAACAGCACGGAATCGCTGGGGTAGCGGTTGTTCATGCACTCGCCGTCGGCATGCACGCAGAACCCGCCCGGGTGCGCCTCGACTACGCTTGCGGGCACCTCAACCATGCGATCGCACTCGTCCTCGTCGGAGAACTCGCCCATGTGGGTGGTTCCCAGGATGGGCACCAGCACTGAAGAGGGGCGTGCTCGCATCGGCTCGCTTCCATTCAGAAGATCGTAAGCGGTTGTCCCCAGGAGTTCGGCGAGTTTTTCGAGTTTGTCGAGCCTCGGTCGTGAGCGGTTGTTCTCCCAAGCCCCAACCGCAGCCGGCGACACATCGAGCTTGCGAGCGACTTCGAGCTGAGTTAGCCCACACAGCTCTCGAAGCCGTTTGACGCGCGAAGAAAAGTCCTCCATTAGGCCTCCTTCCAACTTTATTTTTCATTCTAGGTAAAATTAATTTTGGTTTGAAGAAAAATTTAGTTGTGCTTCAAGTATAATTAATGTATAGTTGTAAACAACGAAAGGAGGAAGCATGCAAAGCCTGAAGGAATTCCGAGAGCACGGTTCACGCCATTACCAGGTCAAGTCCATTGCGCAGGCCATTGGCGTAACTGAACCCACATACAGGGCGCTTGAACAAAACCAGGCGAAGCGCATCACTCCCGAAATCGCCGAAAAACTGGGTAGCTATTTCGGCTGCGATGCAGATATTTTTTTAACCAAGAAGCCTAATTAAAGTAGGCTCACGACAGGAAGGAACCAACCATGACCCCCGAGCAAGCACGAATTCACACCGAGCACTTCGACGAGCTGGCAAAGGAGAAGCGATCCCGCGCGATCGACTCCGCCAACGCCGCGTTCCGAGCATTGGCCGCCGACGAGCTTGAAGACGCCCGCGAGTACTTCATCGCGGCCATTAAACAAATCGACGATGCGCTGGTGGTCAAGGGCAAGGCCGCGCTGATGCGCGACGTTTCGAAGGCTCTTTAGACACACGACAGGAAGGAAACCGACATGAGCAACTACATGAGCATTCATGACGGCGCCGTCAAGCGCGAAATCGCCCGGGCGATGGGCGAGGCGCTTTTCAAGCGCAATTGCTACGAAATCCTGCAGGGCTGCTTCGACTGGAGCGAGCTGCACAGCTTCATCGTGGCCCGCGACCCAGAGGACGGCGCGCTGGTGCTCGCCGAATGCCACCTGGTCGACGAGTTGGAGAGCGAGGGGCTGACGAACCGCTGCGTGTGCGAGCGCGCGGCCTACGACTGGCTGTGCGTCAACCCCGACACGGCAGACTCGGCCATCAGGTTCGACGAGATTCAGGTGCGCCAGATCGGCGACAGCGGGAAGGGCTTCCTGAAGCATGTCATCAACGTGCTTGGGAAGAGCGCGTAACCCGCCTGTTACCGCGCCGTTACCCTGGCGACGACGGGGCGGCTGGTTTTGGTCAAGACCCGTGCGGCGGCGGTCAACGGTCCGCAACCGTCCGGGGCGCAGAATGCCGCCAAGTGCCGAAGAGGAAGGAGCAAAGCATGGAATTCTCACCGAACCGAAAGCTCGTGAGCGATGGATTCCCGGCGCACGTGACCCCGCGCGAGCTGGCCGACATCACGGGCGGCAGCGAGGCGTGCATCCGCCGCATGTGCGAGCGCGGCGACCTGCCTGCCTACAAGCAGGGCAAGCGCTGGTACATCAACCGCGTACGACTGATGGGGGCCGCGCTGTGAAGCCGTGGAGCCGCAGGGAAGACCAGATTCTGCGCGAGTTCGGCGACCGCGGCGCGAAGTACTGCCAGCAGCTCATTGCCCGCCAGTGCAAGGTCACGCGCACGGTGGCGGCGGTGCAGGTTCGGGCGAGCCGCATAGGCGTTTCGCTGTACCCGGCGCAGACGTGCCCGCAGTGCGGCCGAAGGGTCGCCAGGCTGCGGCAGACCACGGGCCTGTGCGATCTGTGCCATGAGCGAAGCTTCGTGCCCGCAGTGAAGCAGCGCAGCGAGGCCATGAGGGAAGTTGCCAAATCGGAGGGCGACCCCGAGTACCGCGAAGCCGTGGCTGAGGCGAAGCGCGAAAGATGGCGCCTCCGAAAGGCCGACCAGCGCAAGCGCAGGCGCATGAAGGACCTGTGAAGTTGAAAAGCAACTTGAAAAGACGCAGGTCAGAAGCCCGAAGTTTTTCGAACTTTTTTTAGGAAGGACAGGAATGAGCAACGAAAAGGAAATGACCCCGAAGCAGTTGCTGAAACGCATGGACATGACCATGAAGGTGGCGAACTGCTACCTGGGAAACCTCGCGTTCATCGCGGCGGGGCTTCAGGCGGATGACTTGAAGAAGCACAGGAGCAAGCTCATCGACAGCGCGATTCTGCTGCAGGATCAGGTGAGCAAGTTCTTGGAGGACTACGCAGAGCCTGAAGAGGTGTTCGACCGCCGACGGGCGCTCGAGGAGGAAGCCGCGCGAATCAGGAAGATGTCGGCGTTCATGAAGATGGTGTTCGAAAACGAAAGGAACGGCCATGAAAAGCAATAACGCGCCCAGCGATTGGAACCCGACGGGCGCGGCTCAAGTAAGCGCCAGCGATTCTACCACGCTGGCGGACGATTTGAAATTCGCGCTCAGGGCGATGGGCCTGCGCGAGGAGTTCGCGGGCATGGGGCCTGGCGAATTCGCCTTGGCGCTGTTCGGCGGCGCGATGGCGACCCTGGGATGCCTGCTGCTGTGCCTGGGGGTCTGATGCAGAGCTTCGAGGTGCCCGGGCGCTTCCCGAGCCTGAACGACTATCTGCGTATCAGGAACAGCCGCCAGCGCGCGGCCCTGAAGCGGGCGCTCGACCACCGGGTCGCCTGGGCCGCCAAGGAGGCGGGCATCAGGCCCGTCGGACGGTGCATGGTGCGCGTGGTGTGGTTCGAGCAGAACGCCCGCCGCGATCTGGACAACGTGCGAACGGGGATGAAGTTCGTGCTCGACGGCCTGCAGAAGGCAGGGGTCATCCCGAACGATTCGCAGAAGTACGTGCTCGACCTGGACGACGGGTTCGGTCGGGACAAGTGCAACCCGCACATTCTTGTGCAGATTTACGAGGAAGGTGAGCCGACATGGCGGAAGAGATGACGAAGGTTCAACAGCTGGGCGTGCTGACCGCGCTGCAGAAGATGGTCAAGGCCAAGGCCGACCAGCTGCGCGAGCAGGTGTACGACGACATGGCCGACGCCTACAGCCTGGGCGACGGCGGCGACAAGTACGTGGTGCTCGACGGCGAGCAGGTGGGCAAGGTCACGTTGAAGGTCGACAAAACGGGATGGGAGGTGACCGACCCCATCGAATTCGAGGCGTTCATGAACGACAACGGGCAGATGGAGGAGCATTGGAGCCTCAAGCCCGAGTACATGGTCGAGGCCATGGCGCGCCTCAAGGACTATCCCTGGATGTTCGACTGCGAGATGAAGCCGAAGGACGACTTCGTGAAGCTGTTCGAGCGCTGCGGCGATTCCGTGGTGGTGGCGGGCACGAACGCCATCGTGCCGGGCGTGGCCCCGTGCAAGGCGAAGCCCAAAAGCATCATGGTGACGGGCTGCAAGCCCCAGCAGGTGGCGCCCATCGTGGCGCGCATCGGCGGGCTTGACGCGATGCTGCTGGGGGATGGCTCCCATGAGTAGCCGCAAAGAGGTCAACGACCGCCTGACGCGTACCAACATCAAGGGCCGCCAGTACATCGACGTGGCCCAGCGCATCCAGGGCTTCTGGGAGCTTTACCCGCAGGGCCGCATCGTCACCGAGATGGTTGCCGACGACGGCAAGCGCTGCGTGTTCAAGGCCGAGGCCTACGACATGGCCGAGGGCGGCGCGGGCCTTTTGGCAACGGGCCACGCCTACGAGGTCAACAGCGGGCGCGGCGTGAACGCCACCAGCTACATCGAGAACTGCGAGACATCCGCAGTGGGCCGCGCCCTGGGGATGCTGGGCATCGGTTCGACAGATTCCATCGCGAGCGCGGACGAGGTGATGAATGCGCAGCAACGACATGCCCAGGCCGCCAAAACCGCCCAGAAGCCCGCGCCCGCCCCGCAGCCCCAGCAAGACCCGCTGAAGGCCGCGAAGGTGCGCCTATGGCACGCGTTGCAGAACTACGCGGCGGAGCACGGCGGCATAGCCGACCAGCTTCTTGAGGGCGTGAAGAAACGCCCGGGCGCGCAGATGGACAGCCCCGAATGGCTCGAAGACGTGGCTTCCGAGTTCGAGGCGGCGGCATAAATGGGCGCGTTCACGCTGCAGCAGGAGATCGAGGAGTACGGCGGCCTGCTCGATACCGCGCTCGACGAGTGCAAGCGGCGCGGCGACGCCTGCGCCGTTGCCGAGGCCGAGTACTACAGCGCCAAGGCCCGCGCCGTGATGGGGATGAAGGCCGACGGCTGCCAGGCGACGCTGATTCCCCTGATCGTCAAAGGCCTGCCCGAGGTGAATGAGGCGCTTGAGAAATGGCGGAGGCTGGAAGTTGCCTACGACAACGCCAAGGAGGCCCGCAACGTTTTCAAGAAGAAGTACGACTTCACGCGCGAGCAGTACCAGCGCGAATGGACGCAGGCGGGGATGCAGCGATGAGCCAGTGCGACGAGATTCTATCCCATCTGCGCAACCGTGGTCCGCTCACGGGGGCCGAGGCCTACCGGCTGTACGGGTGCATGAGGCTCCCCGCCAGGGTGAGCGACCTGCGTGACAAGGGATACCCCATCAGGCGGCGCATGGTAACCGTCGAGAACCGCCACGGCAGGCCCGTGGGCGTTGCCGAATACTACATGGAAGGAAATGCGAAATGAGCATCAACAAGGTTTTAATCACTGGAAATTTGACCCGCGCCCCCGAGCTCCGCGAAACCCCGAGCGGCTTCCAGGTGCTCAACTTCGGCGTGGCGGTGAACGACCGCAAGAAGAACCAGAGCACGGGCCAGTGGGAGGATTACGCGAACTTCGTCGATTGCACGATGTTCGGCAACCGCGCCGCGAGCGTGGCCCGATTCCTAGCCAAGGGCAGCAAGGTCGCTATCGAAGGCAAGCTCCGCTGGTCGCAGTGGGAGACCCAGGACGGAAGCAAGCGCAGCAAGCTCGAAGTCGTTGTGGACGAGCTGGAATTCATGAGCCGCAACGAGAACGGCTCTCAGGGCCAGGCGTACGGTCGCGGGGAAGTTGCACAGCCCGCCATGGAAGCGGTTCCCTACGACGACGAGATTCCGTTCTAGGGGGGACCACATGACCCAGGAACATATCGGAACGAAATCGATGGCCGAAGCGCGCGCCGGCGTGAAGACCTTGGCCGAAGTCATGTACGAGCGTGCGCTTGACGCTTTCGGCAAGGACCGCATCGATGAGGCGTACGGCTACGCCCTGAAAGACATCGAGATGGCTGCAGGCCGAGGAAAGACCAAGGTCTGTCTGTACCAGAGCATAGGTCTTCCCTACGATGGCCCGATGTACCGCGAAATCGAGAAGCGTCTCGAAGAGAACGGTTTCAAGGTCGCTTATCGCGATACGTACGACCCCGTGAAGCACGCCAACGGCGCGGTCTATGTGATGTGGTAGCCATGAAGTCGAACGCATTCACATTCCAGGCGAAGTACGCCGATGCGCTGAAGGGGCTTCCCGAGGAGGCGCAGGCGGAGTTCGCGCTGGCGATTATCAACTACGGGTGCTACGGCGAGGAGCCGTGCTTCAAGACCCCGTACCTCTACGCGTTGTTCACCCTCGCCCGCGAGGATATCGACTACAGCGTGAAGAGCCGAGCCAACGGCTCGAAGGGTGGTTCGAAGTCCTCAAAGGCGAAAGCCGAGACCCCTTCCGAGCAATCGGGAACCCCCCTTGCGGAAACCGATAACCCCCCTTGCGAAGTTTCGCAACCCCCCTTAGACGGTTGCGATAACCCCCATTGCGAGGTTTCGGCAACCCCACTTGTGGAAGGGTCGCAACCCCCCTTGGACGAAAACGGTAACCCAATACATAGCATAGCAATACATAGCAAAGCAAAGCATAGCAGTACAGAGCAGGTAGGTAGCTCGCGCATGGCGCGGCCCAGTGCGAGCGAGGTCGAGGCGTTCATGGCTGGGTACGCCGTCGAGAAGGGCATCTCCCTCAGCGCCGCCCGTATCCGCGACGAGGCCGAATCGTTCGTGGACTTCTACGCCTCGAAGGGCTGGAAGGTCGGGAAGGCCCCGATGAAGGACTGGTGCGCCGCCGCGCGGCGATGGATTCGCGACAAGGGCGGCCAGGGCATGAAGGGAGGCGGCGATGCAGACTTTAGCCGATTCGGTTAGCCCGCTCGTAGCCCGCATCCAGGCGATGCGCGACTCGGTGACGCCCGAGCGCCAGGCCGAGATCGACGCGGAGCTCAAGGCCGAGGCCGACCGCGAGAAGCGCCGCCGCATCGTCGCCGTGGGCATGCCGAGCATCTTCGAGCGCACCCCGTTCGAGGCGGCCCCGAAGCGGGCCAGGGATTGGGCACGCCGCTGCTGGAAGGGCGAGAGCCGCAACCTGGTGCTGGTGGGCGACTCCGGCGACGGCAAGACCGAGGCGGCCTGCGCGCTGCTGGTGGCGATGGCGCCGCACATGGCGTGCCGCTTCGCCACGTTCGGCGACGTGCTGCGCTCGGTGCGTGACACCTACGGCGGCCAGGGCAGCGAATCCCGCGCCCTGTCGCAGTGGGCGGGCTGCAAGGTGCTGTGCCTCGACGACCTGGGCAAGGAACGCCCGGCGCCCGACGCGCTCGACAAGCTGTTCGCGCTGGTCGACATGCGCTACCGCAGCGGCAAGCCGACCATCTTCCCCAGCCAGTACGCTAGTCCCTCAAAACTTGGCCACAGGCTGATGGCGCAGGGCGGCGACGCCGAGACGGCCCAGGCGATCGTGCGGCGCGTCTACGGCATGGGCGAGTACCGGGCGGAGGTGGTGTCATGTTCCTGACGTACGACCGGGCCACGCTCAAGGGCCGCACCGTGCGGGCGTTCTCGATGCTCGGCAAGCCGTGCGTCGGGGCGCGCTACCTGGGCCCTGGCGACGCCCACGTGCTCGACCCCGATGCGAAGTGCGTGGTGTGCGGCCGCCTGGCGTGCAACGCTCACCACGAGCCGCCGAAGGGCATGGGCGGCGGGGCGTTCAGCATGGACACGCCCAAGGGCCCCATCGAGCTGCGGCCGCCGCTGCTGGCGGTGTGCGGCTTCGGGAACTCTCAGGGCTGCCACGGCGGCATGCATTCCAAGGCGGTGAAGGTTCGCTGGGAGTGGGACAAGGAGATTTACGAGCGGCACTGGCTCGAAGGCAGGTTCCGCCCCGAGTGGTACCGCAACGACCCCGTGCTGTTCTCTATGGGGCGGTACGTGATCGATCTCGACGGATGCGAGAAGGAGGTCCGGCCATGATTTCGAACGACGATCTGGAGCAGCTCATGAACGAGTACGCGCTCCACTGCGGCGGCCCAGGCGACGAGAAGTGCGAGTCGTGCCCGTGGAACAGCGAGGCGAACGACGTGACGTGCGCCGCGTACGTCATCGACGCAAGCCGCCATCCCGAGCTGTACGAGGTGCGCGACGGGCTCGTAGAGCCTGTTTTTGGCGGCAAGTCGAGCGACGAGGAGTGTTTCCCCACGCCGCCCGAAATCACGCCGCAGATGAAGCGACAGGCGGCCGTACGGGGTATCTTCGAGCGTCCCGAGATGTGGCGCTACCCCGTGCGGTTCATCGGCGACGGCGACTGCGTGCAGCGCGTGTGCTTCGACGCCAAGGGCGAGGAATGCGGCACCGAGACGGTTTCGGGCATCGAGGCCAAGGCCGAGCTGTACGAGGGCCTGTACCACGGCGTCAAGCCCGTGTTCCAGGGCGGCGAGGCCGTGGGCCTCGAAGACGAGACGGGGCGCGTCGAGTTCTGGCTGTGCGACGAGTGCACGTACGCCGAATGGCTGGCGGCCTCGTGAGCCGGTTCTATTGGGCGCTGAGCGTCGTCTGGTTCGTGCTGATGGCGGGCCGGATGATTGCCGGCGATGATTGGCGCTTCGAATGCGTCATTGGAACGCTCTGCCTGGTTCTGTCAGGGCTTTACGAAGAGCGATAGGAAGGAAAGACATGGAAATTAAGACCGCATGCGAGGCGGGCAACATGCCCGAGCGTAAGCACCCGTTCGACGCTGGGGCTGATTTGAGGGCCGACCTCGACGGTGCGCGCAGGACGGTTCTCCCGCGTACCGTGGCGTTCATCAACACGGGCGTGCGCTGCGAGATTCCCGAGGGCTATGTGGGCTTTGTGTTCGCCCGCAGCTCGATGGCGGGGCGCGGGTTGATGCTCGCGAATGGCGTCGGCGTGATAGACAGCGGCTACACGGGCGAAATCCTGGTGCCGCTTCTCAACGCGGGCGGCGTCCCGAGCGACGTGCTGCGCGGCGAGCGCATCGCCCAGCTGGTGATCGTGCCATGCATGCTGCCGACATTCCGACGGGTGGACAAATTGGAAGACACGGAGCGCGGCGAAGGCGGCTTCGGAAGCACGGGGGTGGAGTAGATGAAAGATTTGAAAAGCGGTATCGAGCACCTCAAGCAGGCGAAGGCGCACATGAGCAAGGCGAACGGCATCATGAGCAACTGCATCTCGAAGCTCAGGGAACTCGAAGAGGAGAACGCCGGGCTGAGGGCCAAGCTTGAGGCCTTGATCCAGTCCGATGATTCGTACATGAAGCTGCCGCTCGATGCCGACGGCGTGCCTATTCGAATCGGCGATACCGTCTACACGAGAGACGCGAAAGAGTACATCGTGAGAGGCATCTATGCTCTTGCTGACGAATACAACATCAGCGTTGTTCCACTGAACGGCGGAACATGCTTTCTCACGATGGAACCTGAAGGGTTGACGCATCGGGCTACAGACTCCGCCGACAGCTGGGAGAAGCTGGAAGAGGACGCGAAGCAACGCATATGCGCCTATTTTGGCGTCGACAAAGAAAATGCGTCGTGCGAAGACTGTCCGTACGGGTCAAGCCAGACCGGACGCATATGCTGGCGGAACGCCAGCCTCGACATGATAGCTCGCGCCAAGAAGCTCGCGGGCATCGAAGAGGAGGCTCAGCGATGAGGGTCGAGCATCCTGACACGTTCAGGTGCGACATTTGCGGTAGAGAGGTCGAGCACGCAGAGAGCGTCACCGTGCCGGTCCTATGGAAAACCGAGCAAAACGAGGGAAGGCCGTGCGAGCCATACATCGCATGCGAGCGGCTTGACCTATGCGAAGAATGCTTGCATAGCGTCTTGGCCATCGAAGCCATCGGCTGCATGGGGAACAACACGTTCAGTCTGATAGAGCTTAGCAAGGAGAAGGAACGATGAGCGATAGCTTCGAGGAGACCGTAAAGAAGGAGGTGCGAAATGGCTAGCGACTTCAACCGCCGCGAGACAACCGCCGAGCTTTCCGCGAAGGCACTCAAACGGCTGAGAAAGGAGTTCAATCTGGTGTCGAGCGAGGTGTGGGTCGACGAGGCCCATAGGGTCGATTTCGTTGCATATCGCCTCGGAACCGGCTACACGAACGCCGCAGCCGAGCGCGGCGCGTTCTGCTTCGTCGAGGTCAAGTCATGCATGGATGATTTTACGAGCGGACACGGGCGAACGTTCGAAGGCGACGAGAATTGGCTTGTGTGTCCGAGGAAGCTCGCCGACGCGCTGCATGAGAAGCTTCAGCTCCCAAGGAACTGCAAGGTGCTTTGCCCCGATGCCGCAGGCAACCTGCGCGTCGCGTACGACACCAGCGATCGCCGGCAAAGCTTCAGGAAGCTTTCGACCGCAGCGTTGCTGCTCCAAATGGTGTTGAACAGCGCCGAGTCGTGGCGCACGTCGCGCGAGGTCTTCTACAGAGAGGGAGGCGCGGAATGATTAGCGACGAAGAGCGGAAGATAGTTGCGGCTAATCTTCGGCAATACCTGAAAAAGTACGAAACGCCTGACTGGCGAGCTTTCTGCAACATCATCCTTGGTAGTGGACACTTGGACAACTTGAGAAAGGCGCAAGCGTTCGATCGCTTGGCCGACCTCATCGACCGCCCAAATGCGAAGCGCGAGGACGCTGGCAATTACTGGCGGTGCGGACATTGCGGAGCATTCAGCCGCAAGGACGCTGTAACCGACTGCTGCGGCGTGATTCCGTCGCGCTGCTGCGGGAACTGTGGAAGGGAGTGGGAGCGATGAGATTCGAGATTACCGAGGTGCACGTGGTCGACATTCCAGACGACGAGTGCCGCGAGATGGAAGACCCAATCGAGGAAATCAAGGACAACGCGCCATGGTTCATCAGCCAATACGGGAGCGATGGATGGTGCGAGGAGGTGAGCCAGCTTGGCGGGCCGTTCTAAACCGAGCTGGATACGAAAGGAGGAAACGGAATGAATCTCGAAGATTTCTTCATTTCGGAATACGAGAAGCTCAGGCGCGAGAATGAGCTGCTCAAAGAAGAGAATGAGAACCTCAACCGCAGAATCTTGAAGATTCCGAAGCCCGTCGAAACGGCAGGCCTAATTGACGCGCGAGTAATCGCACCGACGTCGAGGCCGTGAAGGTCAGCTGCGCGACCTCGTGGATGATTCAAAAAAACTGCTTCAAGGGCAAGCCGTCCTCGTACCTCGAAGCGAAGAAGGCGGACGTAGCCAATGCGGAGGAATGGCTTTCGGATGGGGGCTTGAAGCCGCTAGACGTGAATCGTGAGAGCTTCGCGGCGCTCATTGCTGTGAGAGTGCTGGGCAAAGAGCGCAAATACCTGGTTCGAGACAATTGCAGCCTTGAATGGCTCAATGATTCGAAGCTGGGCACGTGGTGCCTAGCCGAACAGAAAGCCGAACTTGTTAAGAAGGCGAAGAAGGCTCTGCTTGAGGGAATGGACATAACAATCGAGCGATTGAAGAAGGAAGAGGCGAAAGAGGACTCCGATGACTAGCGAACGCCTGTTCGGAACCAAAGCGGATCAAGTCATCGTCGACGATCTGGCCGACGTGCCCACGACGGTGCTCGACCTCACCGAGACCACGCGCACCATCCATGGCGAAGAGGTGCGCGGATGGGAATGCCGTGAGTGTGGCCAGTCGTGCGAGGAGATGTATGGCGAATACGAGTTTTGTCCGCATTGCGGGAGGAAGGTGGTGAGCGGCGATGAGTAGGACCGTCGTGTGCCCGCATTGCGGCATCCACGTGCAAAGCAAGTTCATGACCGACCCAAACAAGAGGCCTCTCCATGTGAGCGAGCTCAGGTTCTGCCCTGTCTGCGGCGTCCGACTGCGGCTTATAAGGGGCGTTAACGGCTCGGTCAAGGGCGCGGAAGTGGTGGACGAATGACCGACAAATGGCAATTCGACGCGCTCAATGTGATGCTCGCGTTCAAGACGCGCCTGGGCATCGGCGACCCCGAGTGGACGCAGGCCGCGCTTGAGCAGTACTGCGACGCGCTGATGCAGGCCACCTGCCAGATGGACTCGGGGCAGCGCAAGGCGAAGCGAAACGAGGCGGGAACGCCCGTCTCTTTCGAGGACGTCCCGCAGATACTGAACCAAATCGCGTGCCTGGCCTGCTGGCAGGTGCTGGCTGGGGCGCACAAGCCGAAGGAGGAAACGGAATGACGGAGACTACCGCGCTTTTGCGAGCAATCCACTACGATGTTGTTGCGGTGATCGGGTTTCTCGTGGCGCTGCACGACAAAGGCGGCGTAACTGCCGGCACGTCCATCGACGCAGCTTGCGAAGCGACGCTCAACGCGAGAAAGTATTACGACATGGCCGCCGAGCTTGCAGAGGAGGCCGCGAATGACGCACAGTAGCGACTACCGAATGTCTGGCACGGCCGCCGTGCTTGAGCCGTTCGAGGGCGGGCGAAAGCTCCCGCCAATCGAAATCAGCTACTTCAACCCGCGCAGTGGCGAGCCGAGCGACGGGCCATGCCAACCGCTTCACGCCGACGGCATGGCGGGTGTCGAGCGGGACGAGCATGGCAAGCCCGTCAAGGGCAACTTCGGCGGGTGCTCGCCGCACAAGATGGCGGAGGCGCGGAACCGTGGCCGCAAGGAGGGAAGGAACAGGATTCCCGTCGAGGTGAACGGGATTCTGTATCCGAGCCAGCGGGAAGCCTCACGCGCTATGCGGCGAACAGATTCCGCGGTGTCGGAAATCCGCAGGCGCTTGAAGCCCAGGCGCGGCGAAACCGTGAATGTCGACGGCTTCGAAATCAGGTGGCCCGAATGAGTTGGATTCTTGGATGCCTTGCGCTTGCGTGCTTCGGGTGGGCCGCCACCCTGGCATTGCTTATCAGGGCGATGGAAGAGCGCGACCAGGCGCTGGACATGTGCGCGCTGCTCATGTCGAGGAAGAAGTGAGGAACCCGCGGAATCCGCGCCGCGGCGTAATCGTGGGCGGCGTTCCGTACCATTCGAGGCGGAGCGCCGCCCTGGCCCTGGGGCGCCTTTGCAGCGAGGTGTCAAGGGTCGCCGTTATAGGCTGTAAACGGCCCACAACGGCGTTTCACGGTGCTTTGTGACACATTACGGATAATTAGGGAGGCCGCGAGAGCGGTTTCCTTCCTTTTGGCCCAGGTTCGCTCATGCCTGGGCCTTTTCTTTGTTTCCTGAAATATAGATCGCAAGCCCTCTTCGGAGGGCTTTGCTTATGCCTATAATATATGGTATACTATATACATCGGCAAAGGAGGCTTGCATGGTGACTGCGGCAAGGGTCAAGGCGACCACCAAATACATCAAGAACCACATGCGCACGTTCGTGTGCAGGTGCAACAACGAGGCCGACGCGGACGTGATACGCTACCTTGAGGAATGCGGGAACGTGAACGCCGAAATCAAGCGGCTGGTGCGGAAAGAAATACAGGAAAACATATAGTAAACTATATACTTGCCTGGTATTATATAGTATAATATATACCAGAGGCAAGGGAAAGGCCCGAGCCATGGACGAGAGGCAAGAGGAAATGAACAACCAAGAGTTCGAAACCTTCAAGAAGATGCTCGTGTTGCATCTCGAAGAGCTGAAGGGATTGGAAAGCGACCCCGAGGCATGGAAGCGCAAGCTCGAAACCATCATCGAGACCTTGAAGGACTAAAAGAAAAAGGGGGCCTGGATAAAACCCGGGCCCCGGCGAAGCAAGACCATTGTATCACGCGATGGTATAATCGAGAAGCCGATTCCCGTCGGCATGTCACGGCCCCGCAACCATGCGGGGCTTTTTCTTTGCCGTGACCGAGGCGGCACAATCGGTGTCATGAAGACTGACGCGAAACATAGGGGAAAGCCGACGGGCTACGACGCGAAGAGCCACGTGCCGTGGGGCGCGTCTCTCGCGAGAAGGGGCTGCACAGCTGCGGAGATAGCGGAGGCGTTCGGAATCACCGAGCGCACGCTGTACAGGTGGCAGAAGGCGCACCCCGAATTATGTCACGCCCTAAAGGAATCCAGGAGCAAGGCCGACGAGGTGGTCGTGGAGAGCCTGTACGCGCGGGCATGCGGCAACGCGAAGCGCGTCACCAAGAAGGAGCGCGATGTGCTGGACAGCGACGGGCGCAAGGTGACCCTCACCGAGGTAACCGAGGAGACATTGCCGCCAGACACAACGGCGATGATTTACTGGCTCAAGAACCGCCAGCCCGAGCTGTGGCGCGACCGCCCGACGCAGGACGACACCGACACGGCGGTTCTCAAGGCGGCAAAGGAACTCATCTCCTCGGTGCCGAGCGCGATAGGGTAGCCAGATGCTGACGAAGATGCAGCGGGAATACCTGCAAGAGTGCACGCACCGTTGGAACGTGAAATGCGGCGCGACGGGCAGCGGCAAATCGTACCTCGACATAGCCGTGACGATTCCTCAGCGAATCATGGCGGCTCGCGGCGAAGGCCTGCTCGTGATGATCGGCAACACCCGCTCGACGCTCGACCGAAATATTCTGGAGCCGATGCGCACGCTCTACTCGAATGACGTAGTTGGGGCAATCCGAAGCGACAACACGGCCACCATCTTCGGCAAGAAGGTGTACTGCCTTGGCGCGGACAAGTCGAACAGCGTGGCGAAAATCCAAGGCGCGACCATCGAGTGGGCATATGGGGACGAGGTTACCACGTGGTCGGAATCGGTGTTCCAAGTGCTGAAATCGCGCCTGCGCTGCCCCCACAGCCATTTCGACGGCACGTGCAACCCCGACAGCCCCAACCACTGGTTCAAGAGGTTCCTCGATTCGGAGAATATCGACATATACCGCCAGGATTACACGATTTGGGACGGCGCCCTGCTTCCCGAGGTCGTGGCGCAGCTTGAGGCGGACTACGCGGGCAGCATCTACTACGACCGATACATCAAGGGCCAGTGGACGCAGGCCGAGGGCCTTATCTACCCCGCCCACAAGGATGCCGCAGAGGCCCGATTCGATGGCGTGGCCGACGAGTACGCCGTCTCATGCGACTACGGCACCCAGAACGCCTTCGCGGCGCTTCTATGGGCACGCGGCGGGGGCTGCTGGCATGTGGTGAAGGAGTACCGCTATTCGGGGCGCGACACGGGGCACCAGAAGACAGACGCGGACTACGTGGCCGACATGGCGGCGTTCCTGGGCGATTTGCCTAGGGACACGCCTTTTATCATCGACCCGAGCGCGACCAGCTTTCACGCGGCCATGCGGCAGGCTGGCTTCAAGGTGCGCAAGGCGCGCAACGACGTGGCCGACGGCATCAGGGAGACGGCCATGTGCATGTCCAAGGGCAGGGTGAAGTACGCCGACGATCTGCCCGAGCTGGCGAAGGAGTTCGCGGGCTACGTTTGGGACGCGAAGGCCGACGGCGACAAGCCAGTGAAGGTTAACGACCACCTGATGGACGCGCTGCGATACGGGGTGGCGACCTTGCGCATGTGGAAGCCCGCAGAGAAATACGTATCGCCGTTCGAAAGGGGCGTCAGATGACGGCATCGACCATAGTCACATTCGCGGAACTGCAGGCGAACGGCGGCACGCCCGGGTTCGTCAAGGAGTGCATCGAGCGCCACCGGGCCAGCGAGATGTACAAGAACGCCCGCAGCGCCGACAGCTATTTCCGCCAGCGCAACGAGACGATCGCCAAGTTCAGCGCCGTGCTCTACGGCCTGGACGGCTCGCAGCTCAAGGACTTCACCGCGTCCAAGCTGCGCCTGGCGAGCAACCTGTTCAAGCGCCTGAACGTGCAGCGCTGCATGTACAGCCTGGGCAAGGGCGTCTCGTTCGTTGACGTGGGCGAGGGCGGGAAAGACACCACCAAGGCCAAGCTTGGCGACCGCTTCGACGACGACGTGAAGCAGATAGGCATCTACGCTCTCATCCACGGCGTGGCGTTCCCGTTCTGGAACCTCGACCACATCGACGTGTTCAGCGCCGCCGAGTTCTGCCCCATCTGGGACGAGACGACGGGCGCGCTCATGGCGGGCATCCGCTTCTGGAGGCTCGACCCGTACCATCCGCTCAACGCGGTTCTGTACGAGCAGGACGGATACACCGAGTTCACGGCCGACGGGGATAGCGAGCTGCGCATGTCTGATGCGGGCAAGCGCCCGTACAAGGCCACATACGCCGAGGTGCCCGCAGACGGCCTGAAATTGGCCGTTGACGCCGAGAACTACAGCCGCCTGCCAATCATCCCGATTTGGAGCAGCGACGCCCACCAGTCAACGCTCGTGGGCCTGCGCGAGGCCATCGACGCATACGACTTGATCAAGAGCGGCCTGTGCAACGACGTGCAGGACTGCGCCCAGGTGTATTGGATCGTGGAGAACGCGGGCGGCATGTCAGACGAGGACTTGCAGAAGTACCGCGACCGCCTGAAGCTCACGCATATAGCCAACGCCAACACCGAGGACGGCGGCAGCATCAAGCCCTACGCGCAGGAGATACCCTATGCGGCACGCAAAGAGGCCCTGGCCGCGATCAAGGCCGACATGTACGAGGACTTCGGCGCGCTGGACGTGCACACCGTGGCCGCCGGAGCGACCAACGACCACATCGACGCGGCGTACCAGCCCATGGACGAGGAGGCCGACGAGTTCGAGCGCCATATGCGCGAGGGCATCATGGACATCCTGGCCCTGCAGGGCATCGAGGACACGCCCATATTCACCCGCAACCGCGTCTCCAACATTAAGGAGCAGGTGGAAATCGTGCTTTCCGAGGCCGAATACCTCGACGACGAGACGGTTCTGCGCAAGCTGCCGAACATCACTCCCGACGAGGTGGCGGAAATCCTGAAGCGCAAGGACGAGGAGGCCGCCGACAAGATGGCGATGCTGCCGCCAGCGTTGCAGGCGAACGCTGCGGGGCAGCCTGCCGATGATGGGGAAGAAGACGAGGAGTAGCGCATGGGCGACCAGGCGCACGAATTCGCCGAGCAGAAGATAGCCGAGTTCCAGGCCGAAGTTTGGGAGACCTACCAGCAGGCGCAGGCGGACGCGCAGGAAGCGCTCTCGCGGTTCCTGAAGCGCTTCGAGAAGGAAGACGAGAGGCAGCGCGAGAAGGTCAAGGCTGGCGAGCTGTCCGAGGCCGACTACAAGGCGTGGCGCAAGGGCAAAATCCTGCGCAGCAGGCAGCTCTCCAGCACGCTCGGCCAGGTTTCGCAGGCAATGACCGAGGCGAACCAGGTGGCGATGGCGGCGTTGAACGGCAAGCTGCCCGAGGTGTATGCCGAGAACGCCAACTACGCGGCGTTCTCCATCTGCAAGGAAACTGGCGCAGCCGTGGCGTTCGACCTCGTAGACCCCGACACGGTGGGTCACATGCTCACCGCCGGGGCGGCTCTGCTGCCAGCCGTCGACGTTGCGAAGGACGTTGCGTGGAATCGCAAGCTCGTCTCCTCGCAGCTCACGCAGGGCGTCCTTCTGGGCGAGTCAATCCCGAAGATAGCGAGGCGCGTGCAGAACGTCACGGGCAGCAACCTCGCCACGGCGATGCGCGCGGCAAGGACAGCCGTGACCGGCGCGGAATGCGCGGGGCGCATGAACAGCTACGAGCGGGCGAAGGGCATGGGCATCAAGCTCAAGAAGGAATGGGTGTCGACGCTCGACAACCGCACGCGCCACAGCCATAGGCAGCTCGACGGGGTGAGAATCGACAACGACGAGAAAGCCAAGTTCTCGAACGGGTGCCGCTACCCTGGCGACCCCACGGCGAGGTACGCCGAGATTTGCAACTGCCGATGCACGGTCATTGCAGCCGTGGAGGGCTTCGAGACGGACGACGCGGAGCGGTGGAGCAAGCTGCCCAAGGGCATGACCTACGAGGAATGGAAAAATGAGCTCGCGCCGAAACCGCAAGCTAAACCAAAAGATGAAGCAGCGTATATGACAGTCCATGATGCTGCCGCCCCGGTTTACGATGGTCTCGATCAAAAGCAGAAGTCGGCTGTCGCGTCCATTCTCAAACGTTCTGACGAGAACGTGCGCCAGGTTTATCTTGGTTACGAGAGCATGTTCAAGCTCCTTGACGGCAATTGGCGGGGTACGGCTCACTATGACCCAGCCGCCAATGGCGTGCGGCTCAACCTTTCCAAAGTGTTCTCGTCGGACGGCAGGAGGCCGCAGGGAACAACTTGGTTCCACGAGTTCGGCCACATGGTCGATAGCTTGAGCGGGAATATTTCGGAAACTTACAAGGGCGGAGCGTTTGCGAGGTCTATCCAAAGCGAGGTTAACGCGTATATCGACGCAAGAAACAAGCGATTGAGGGATGGTTTCAAGAAGGCCGTTGCGGAAAAAGACACGGATTGGCTCGTGGCGAATGGGTACATGTCGAGCTGGAAGGCCGAATATATACGCGAAAACCCCGACATGGAGAAAACCATACTAGCCGCGTTGAGGCACACGAAAACGTATGCCTATAAGGCGGTTGCCGACGAAATCAGGCATATGGACGATGCGCAGAAGGCCGATGTTTCAGACCTTTTCGGCGGGGCTACGGTTCGCAAGTGCGACGATGGTTGGGGCCATTCGAAGGCATACTGGCGACCGAAGGGAACGCAAAAGGGTTACGAGCTTAAGCCGTTGGCGCATGAGGGCTTCGCGGAGTTCTTCAGCGCCTACACGGCGAACCCAGAATCACGTGAAATGCTGCGGAAATACCTGCCTGAATCAAGTAAAATATTCGATGAGATAATCGAGGAGGTGCTTCGATGATGGCTGAACTGCATACGTGGGAAGAGGTCGAAGAAAAGGCCTCGGAATTCGAGAAGCGCTTCGGGTATGAACCGGTTTGGTACGGCCATGTTGACGACGTGTACGACAAGCTCGTCGAATCGCTCGAAACTGGCGAGCCGAGATTCCACAAACTACAGGAAGGCGTAATGCTGTAACAAAAGGCCCGCTTCGGCGGGCCTTTTCTTTTGCTGTGACCATCCCGCGACAATGGAGCCCTAGGCCCGCAGGCTTCGAGTGACAGGGGCCGCAACCCTGGGCCTGCGGGAAGTCGCCGCGTTCGCGCTACGTGCGGTTCGGGCGGCGCGTCATGCCCCTGGGAGACCTGGGGCATTTCGTTTTTAGGGGGAAGAATGGCGGGAAAGCAGGGATTCAGCGGAAAGAACGACACGTACACCGACCGCAACGGCGACGTGGTGCACGGGATGCGCGAGAACGGCTTCACGAGTGGCAACACCAAAGGCCTGCTCGCCTCCGACATCAGCAGCCTGCTCGAAGTGCGCGAGAACAACACGCAGGCGATTATCGAGGCGATAGATGCCGCGCTCGCGAAGTCGATGGAGGAAATCGGCCTCGTCGCGGAAGGCTACGCGAAGAAGGCGTGCCCCACGGACACGGGCCGCTTGAAGAACAGCATCACGCACCTCGTGGGAGACGGCGGGCGGGCCGCGTACATCGGGACGAACGTCGAATACGCCATCTTCGTAGAGGAGGGCCATTCGACCAGGAGCGGAACGAAGGTCGAGGGCGTGCATTTCCTGAAGAACGCCGCCACCAACCACGGAGACAAATACCGCGCGATTCTGCGCAGCAACATGGGCAAGTGAGCATGCCGCATCGAAGCGTCCCTTCGGGGGCGCTTTTTTGATGCTGTGACGTGCGGCGTAAAATCATGCCAAGACGCGGGCGAGGCAATGTCCGCAACCAGCCCTGAGGCAGCGGGGCGACATTCCGAGGCAAAGGAGAATCAGGGATATGGCACTGACCCGACGCATGCTCAAGGCACTGGGCATCGAAGACGAGAAGGCAGAGGAAATCATCGCGGCGCACATCGAGAGCACGGACGCCCTCAAGTCGCAGCGAGACGACTACAAGGCGCAGCTTGAAGCTAAGCCCGCCCCGAAGCAGGAGCCGAAGGCCGAGCCGAGCGACGGGTACAAGGCGAAGTTCGAGGCCACCGAGAAGGCCTTCGAGGACTTCAAGGCCAAGGTCGAGGGCGAGAAGGCGGCGGCGCAGAAGAAGGCGCTCTATCGCGACCTCATCGCCAAGGCTGGCGTCGACGCGAAGCGCATCGACGCGGTGCTCAAGATTTCCGACTTGGATTCCGTCGAGGTAAAGGACGGCGCCATCAAGGACGCCGACAAGCTGGTCGAAGGCATCAAGGCCGACTTCGCGGACTTCATCCCCGTAATCACGACCGAGGGCGCGAGCGTCGCCAAGCCCCCAGCGGGCGACGGCGGAACCGCGGCCCCGAAGGACCTGCGCGACGCCTTGCGCGAGCGCTATGAACAGAAAGGCTAAGAATGGCTATCACCCTCCAAGAGGCAAAGGTCGGAATGGCCGACCACGTAGACCAGAAGGTTATCGACACGTTCCAGCGCTCCTCGCTGCTGCTCGATAAGCTGACGATCGACAACGTGATTTCCCCCGGCACTGGTGGTTCGACGCTGGCGTACGGCTATACCCAGCTCAAGACCCCCGCGACTGCGGGCGTCCGCGCAATCAACAGCGAGTACACCGCAAACGAGGCGAAGCGCGAGAAGAAGACCGCGAGCGCGATCATCATGGGCGGCAAGTTCTCCGTCGACCGCGTGCTTCAAAGCACCTCGGGAGCCGTCGACGAGCTGGCCTTCCAGCTTGAGCAGAAAATCAAGGCCACCGCGAACGAGTTCCACTACTACGCGATCAACGGCAAGGCCGCTGGCGCCGCGGCTCCTGGAAAGCCCGACGGCACGTTCGACGGCCTCGCGAAGCTGCTCACTGGCTCCTCCAACGAGCTGAAATCCGAGGTCGACGTTTCCACTGGAGACCTCATGACCAAGAACGCCCAGGCGTTCCTCGATGAAATCGACGCCCTGCTCTCGCAGGTCGACGGCGCGAACATGCTGATGATGAACGGCAAGATGCTGACGAAGTTCCGAGGCATCGCGCGCCGCGCTGGCTACTACGAGCGCACGAAGAACGATGCTGGCAACGTCATCGAGACGTACAACGGCATTCCGATGGTCGACCTCGGCAAGTACTTCAACGGCACCACTGCCGTAGACACTATCGCGGACACCGCGGCCACGCAATCCGCGCTCGGCAAGTCCGACATCTACGCGGTTTCCCTTGGCCTGGACGGCTTCCACGGCATCGCCCCCACGGGCACCGGAGTGATCCAGTCGTTCATGCCCAACATGTCCGACCCCGGCGCGGTGAAGACCGGCGAAGTCGAGCTTGTCGCGGGCGTCGTCCTCAAGAACACGCTCAAGGCGGGCGTTCTCAAGGGCATCGGCACCGCCGCGAAGCTGGGTTAGCCATGCTTGAGGAAGTATTGCGAAACCTGAACAACTGGTTCGAGGTGCCGGGCAAGCGCCTGACGGGCTTCTTCGAGGTATCGGGCGGCTGCATCGGGCTGCCCGACGGCTGGCTTCTCGACGGGCAGTACTTCCGCATCGAGGGAAGCGTGTTCAACGACGGGCTGCACCAGTGGCCCGCCGTTGATTTGCGCGACGAGGCGTTCACGGGCAGGGTAACGGCATTGGCAATCGACCCAGAGCTTATCGAACTGTCGAACCGCATCGACGCATGGAAGTCGAAATACAGCGAGGCCGCCGAAAGCCCGTACCAGTCGGAAAGCTTCGGGGGCTATAGCTACACAAAAGCCAGCGGCAACGGGTCGCAGGGCGGCTCTCAAGGCCGTTTGACGTGGCGCGACGCCTTCCGTTCGGAACTCAAACATTGGAGCAAGCTGTGAGCCTTTGGGAAGACATGATGGTGCCGTGCGAGCTGCTCGAAGAGCGGCGCGTTTCCGACGGCGAGGGCGGCTTCGCGACGGTCTGGGCGCCTTCCGCGCCGTTCGAGGCGGCCATCGTCCACGACGACAGCACGCAGGCCCGAATCGCCGAGAAGGAGGGCGTAACGAGCCTGTACACGGTGACGACCAAGGCCCCGCTCAAGTTCCACGACGTTTTCACGCGCAAGAGCGACGGCCAGGCCTTCCGCGTCACCTCGAACGCCGAGGACGGCAAGACGCCCAGCATGGTGAGCTTCCAGTTCAGCCAGTGCCAGGCCGAGGCCTGGGAGGTGCCGAATGAATAAGGAGGCCGCCTTCCAGGCGTGGGCCGAGGGCTTCGGCATCCCCGCCTACGCGGCGACCGCCGTCCCCGACGATGCGGCAGAGCCTTACATCACCTACACGCTCGCCACGGGCATGTGGGGCGATGGCGAGCAGGCGTGCGACCTTTCGATTTGGTACCGCACGACGAGCGAGGCCAAGCCCAACGCCAAGGCGCGCGAGATAGGCGAGGCCCTGGGCATTGGCGGGACGTGCCTGCCATGCGACGAGGGCCTGGTTTGGGTCAAGCGCGGCCAGCCGTTCAGCCAGCCCGTGGATTCGGGCGACAACGCCGTCAAGCGGCGCTACATCAACCTTTCAGTGGAATTCGTCACGAATTATTAGGAGGTCGAATGAAATACAGCCAACTGCCAGCCGATATGTTCAAGAACATCCAATTCAACGCCGGCATGATCGTAACCGAGTTCAACCTTGAGACTGGCATAGCGCCAGACAATGCGCAAGTTGGTGCCACTTCTGGCGGCATTAACTTCACCGCCACGCCGTCGTATTCCGACTATGGCGAGGACATCGACAACTGTCCGAAGAACATGAAGGAGATGAAGCGCCTCGATTCGTGGGAGGCGAAGCTCTCTGGAACCTTCGTGTCCCTGAAGACCGAGGCTGGCGCGATGCTGTGCGCCGCTGCTGATGTATCGAACGGCGGAATCATTCCGCGCTCCGTTCTGAAGAGCACCGACTTCAAAGACCTGTGGGTAATCGGTGACTATTCGGAAATCAACGAAGACGGCACCACCGGCAAGGCGGGTTTCATGGCAATCAAGCTTTTGAACGCGCTCTCCACTGGCGGCTTCCAGCTCCAGACGGGAGACAAGGCCAAGGGCCAGTTCTCGTTCGAGTTCACAGGCCACTACAGCATGGACGCGCCTGAGAAGGTGCCATTCGAAATCCATATCAAGCAAGGCACCGCCGACGAGGCGTAGCGAGAAAGGGAAACCGCATGAAATTCAATGAACTCACGGCTGAACAACTCATGGCTTCGATGGCCCTCATCGGCGAGGCCGCCGAGCACGTAATGCAGGGCGGCATCGGCGAGGACTTGGCGAGGGAGCTCGCGGCCTACAAGGGCAAGGCCAAGGGAGACGTCGGCAAGGCAACCGAATGGGCCGTTGGAATCATCGGCAAGTACCTCCCGCGCATCATGAAGGAGAACGTCGAGGACTTGTACAAAATCCTGGCGGCGGTGGACGGCCAAAGCCTCGAAGAGTACGAGGCGTGCTCCGACGCACGCAAGATCGTGAAGGACGTGGCCGAGCTGAAGAAGGCCATGGGCAAAGGCGGCGAGCTGCAAGAGCTGGTGGCGGGTTTTTTCAATTAGCGGCCCGCGACCCGTCCCTAATCTGGCTCTGCATGGGCGAGTACGCGGGCGTGAAGCGTGCTCGCCCTTTTTTGCGCTACTGCCAGGCCAGGCACGAGCGCGAGGACGAAGAGCGGAGCTGGCGGGTCTATATGAGCGACCAGGCCGCGCTCACGCCGCAAAACAAGTTCATAAAGAAGTCGTGGAGGGAAATCGTAGGTTCTGCCCGAAAGCCCGTGGACAGGCGAAGCGCAGAAGAAATCGCGGAGGAGGTAATGGCTAAAGCCAAGATCTAGGAGGTTGTGTAGCTTGAATCTGCTCGACCTGTTTATCAAAATCGGCGTCGACGATAAGGCGTCGAGCAAAATCGACGCAATAGCGTCCAAGGTCACGGGTACCTTGGGCAATGCGGCTGGATTGGCCGCGAAGGGCGTGGCCGCGGGCGTCGCCGCAGTGACGGCGGCCACGGGCGCGATAACGAAATCATCGCTCGACGCCTACGCGGCGTACGAGCAGAACGTCGGCGGCATCCAGAAGCTGTTCGGCAACATGGGCCAGAGCCTTGAGGAGTACGCCGCGAGCATGGGCCAGAGCGTCGACCAGGTAAGCGCGAAGTGGCAATCGTTGGAGAACGCCCAGAACACGATGCTGTCGCAGGCGCAGAACGCGTTCCGGACCTGCGGCATGTCGGCGAACAAGTACATGGAGCAGGCCACGAGCTTCTCGGCCGCCCTAATCAATTCGCTCGGCGGGGACACGGAAGCGGCGGCGGCGCAGGCGCAGAAAGCCATGGTCGCGATGTCGGACAACGTGAACACTTTCGGCACGAACATGACGGACGTGCAGAACGCCTTCCAGGGCTTCGCCAAGCAAAATTACACGATTAACCGGGGGCGCTTCGTCCCCGAGAGTCTGGCGGCGTAGCAATGCGCCGTTAAGCGTGCGTGAACCCTACCAGGGGTGTGGGGCGCAAGCCCTGCTAACGGGGGAACCCTAAAGGCGAAAGCCAATGGCAATCCCGTGCCAAGCCGCGAAAGCGGAAGGTGTAACGACTATCGGTTCGTCACCGAGTACAGCGCCTATCGGTACGGCGTTGGAAGTGCGCACCGACCAGAGGAACATTCACAATCTTGCGAACATGCGTTCGTAACCAGTTATACTATACGTATAACGGAAAGGCGGTCGCATGGAAGAGTGGCGAAAGATAGACGAACGCCCCGGTTACTCCGTGAGCGATTCGGGAAACGTCCGCAATGACAAAACAGGGCGCATCATGAAGCTGTCAAAGCATCGGTGCGGATACCTGCATGTCATGCTAGGAAGAAAAACGGTTCCCGTCTACGTGCATAGGGTTGTCGCGAAAGCGTTCGTGCCGAACCCAGAAGGCAAGCCGCAGGTCGATCATATCAACGGGGACAAGACCGACAACAGGGCTTGCAACCTGCGTTGGGTCAGCGCCTCTGAGAACTGCTGGAATTTCGGCTATATCGGGCGCATCGAGAATCGCAAGAAGAAGATTGTTGCCACGAACGGAAGCGAGACTATCGTATTCGAATCGCGCAACGCCGCAGCCGAGTATTTCGGTTGCGCCAAGTCGCAAATCAAATACGGGCACCGCTACAAGAAGGGCAACAAAAAGGATTGGCTGTTCAATCTGGCCGAAGATATAGTCTAAGCCCGCTGCGATAGGCAGCGTCAAAGTACCGCGAAAGCGGGGGTAATAACTGGCTCGACAACCTCAAGCTTGGCTACGGCGGCACGCAGGAGGAAATGAAGCGCCTCATCGACGATGCCAACGAGTACGCGGCATCTATCGGCGAGGCGTCCGATTTGAGCATCGACAGCTTCTCGGACATCATCACGGCAATCGACCTCATCCAGCAGAAGCAGCAGATAGCGGGCACCACGGCGCGAGAGGCCGCGACCACCATCGAAGGCTCGCTGAGCATGGCGAAGGCCGCGTGGGAGAACTGGCTTACGGGCCTGGGCGATTCCAATGCGGACATGTCGCAGCTCACCGATAACCTGGTGACGAGCGTCGAGACGGCCGCCGAGAACGTCGTGCCGCGCGTGGCCGAAATCCTTGGCACGCTCATCGGCACGGTGCCTGGGATGGTGGCCGAAATCGGCCCAACGCTCGTGTCTGCCGCTGGGCAGATAGGCGATACCGCAATCGAGGCGCTTCGCGCGTCGTTCGAGGGCAACGACTTCGCCCTTGGGCTGGTGGATGGCCTCGATTCGGCGCTAGACGAAATCGAGCAGAGGTTCAACGGCTTCAAGTCGCTGTGGAGCATGGGCGACAATCCCGTGGAATCGTTCACGCTCGTTGCGAAGAACGCGCTCAACATGCTCAACGGCGATATCGAGGCGCTTACGGGCAACTCGCATTTCGCCGACGCGATAACGGGCGCGTTGCAGACGGTGGCCGACTTCGGCGCGAAGGCGACTGACGGAATCGCGCAGTTCCTTGAGAGCTTCGACGGAACCTCTGCCATGGAGGCCGCCGCGACCGTCATAGACACCGTGGCGGGCTTCATCGGGCATCTGGCAGACCAGGCGGGCGAATACCTCATGCCCGTGCTTGAGGCGGCTGGCGAGGCCATGTCGGCCTTCTTCCAGGCCGTGGCCGACGCCCAGGTGTGGCTTGAGCCTTTGGCGACGTTCCTCGGCGACGTTCTGGTGGACGCGCTCGAAGTCGTGGTGGAGGCCTTCACCTTCGCGGTCGACGCCGTGACGCTGCTCGTGAACGCCGTGACCGAGTTCGTAAACTTCCTCATGGGAGTTCCCGCGAGCGTGCAATCCTTCGTCGACCAGGTGGGCGCCTTCTTCGGCCAGCTCCCTGGCCTGATTGGCGGCTTCCTCGCGGGCGTGATAGCAAGCATCGGCGCGTGGGTCGCGGGAATCGTGGCCCAGGCCGTGCAGGCTGGCTCGCAATTCCTCTCAAGCGTCGGGAGCTTCTTCGGACAGCTTCCGGGGCAAGTCGGGGGCTTCCTATCCTCGGTGATTGGCACCGTGGCGGGATGGGTTTCGAGCATGGGCGGCAAGGCTGCGGAGGCGGCCTCGACGTTCGGCTCGAACCTCATCAACGGGTTGATGGGAATCATCGGCCAGGCTCAATCGGCTGGCTCGGCGATTGTCCAGGGCCTCATCGACGGCATCATGGGGATGATTGGCGCCGCTGGAGACGCGATCGGCAGCGTTGTCGATCGCATCGCGAGCTTCCTGCCGCATTCGCCCGCGAAGCGAGGGCCATTCAGCGGCAAGGGATGGACGCCTTACAGCGGCCGCGCAATCGTGCACGGCCTCGCCGAGGGCATCGCGGAGCTTGCGGACGAGCCCGCGGATGCCATGGCTTCCGTGATGGAGGGCATCTCGGCGACGCAGGCGGTTGCCGACGCGGCCACGGTGACGGTGAAGGGAAGCGGGGGAACGGCGGAAGGCGAGTCGGCTGTGATTCGCTGGCTGGCCGAAAACCTCCCCGCGATTATCGCGGAGTTCACGCCCGTGATGGGCGAATCGGAGTTCGGGCGCAAGGCGAGGAAGGCGGTTGCGTATGCTTGATATTCGCTACGAATCTAGCGCGGGGGTATCGGTCGCGCTCAATTCTGGCGTGTACGTCGGCAGGCCGAACGACCTATTTAGCCGTGAATGGGACTACAAGCTCGGGTATCGCGCGCTGGCCACGGCCTCGCGCGGCGCCCGCAAGGTTTCGTTCAAGGCCTTCTTCGCGGACATGGCGCAGGCGGACATGTTCCGCCGATGCGCCGACGCGGACATGCAGAAGGGGACGCCAGGAACCTTGCGCGTCGAGGGCTGGTTCCAGCGCTGCTTCGTGGTGGCCTCCGAGGTCGACGGAATCGGCGGCGGTTTTTTCGCGGCCAAGCTCACCTTGGTCTTGCTCGACGGGGTGTGGCGCAAGGGCCACACGGTCTCATTCGAGCCGTTCACGGCGCAATCCGGCGACGGCGAATTCCTGGACCTGCCGTATGACCTGCCGTATGACCTCGGCGTTCCGTCAAGGCAGAGAAACTTCGACGGCCCCAAATGGGGCGATGCTCCGTTGAGATTCACCATCTACGGCCCGGCGGTCAACCCCTCGATTCGCATCGGCGGCAATTGGTACAAGGCAGAATTGACCGTGCCTGAGGACGGATACCTTGTAATCGACCCGCTCGCCGTGCCTCGAAGCGTGACGCTCGTGAACATGGACGGCTCGACCCTCGACATGTTCTCCAAGGCGAGCCGAGGCGACGGGCTGGGCAGCGGCGAGTACATCTTCCAGCCGGCTTCTCCGGGCACGCAAGAGGTCGATTGGAACGGCTCGTTCGGCTTCGACGTTACGTGGTATGAGGAAGAGGGCGAGCCCGCATGGTCTTAGTGGTGCATGATTCAACCGCTGGCGACGTGCGCGAAATCGAGGAATTCGAGCTCGACCTAGCTTTCGGCAGCGACGAGAACGCGCTGAAATTGGAGGCCCGCGCGGGTGAGGCTCCCGAAGAGGGCCAATTCGTCTTCATCGACGGCACGGAATACGGCGGGGTTATCGACCAGGCGAGCTACGAGGCTGGCAGGGAAGCCACGTGGTCAATCCTGTGCAAGGGGCGCACCTGGCATGGAATTCTGGCGGGCAAGAGGCTTCTGCCCGATTCTGGCAGCGGCTACCTCTCCGTGAGCGGCAAGGCGGGCGATGTGCTCGCGTCGCTCATCGAGCGCATGGGGCTTTCTGGGCTTTTCTCGGCAGCTTCGGACGATACGGCGATTAAGTACACCTTCGACCGATTCACGGACGGCTACAGCGGCCTGAAGGCCATGGCGAAGGCCAACGGGCGCAAGGTTGCCATGCGCCGCAAGGGCGGCAAGGTGGAAATCTCGCTGCCGCCCATCGTCGACTACGCCAACAAGGTCGATTCCGACCTGCTCGACTTCACGCTCACGAGCGTGCACCGCTGCGTCAACCACCTCGTGTGCGCAGGAACGGGCGAGCTTGAGAACCGCGCGGTAATCCACTTCTACGCGGATGCCGCGGGCAATGTGTCGCACACCCAGAGCCTTTTCGGCGTGGACGAGATAGCGGCCCTGTACGACTACAGCAACGCCGACGAGGCGCAGCTGGAGGAAGAGGGCAAGAAGAAGCTCAAGGAGTACCAGACGCAGGGAAGCGTCGAGGTGGAAGCCCACGACGACATAGACGTCGACGTGGGCGACGTGATTTCGGCCCGCGACAACGCCCACGGGCGCACCGTGACCGCCACCGTGGCGAAGAAGATAGTGAAGGTCTCGCGCGGCGTCGCGACGTACAGCTACGAGGTCGGCAGCGAGACCACGACGAAGACGAGCAGCAGCGGAAACGCCGAGGGCAATGGCGGCCACGCCTATCTGGCGGGCAAAGGCCTGACGCTCGAAGGCTACACCTTCAACGCCGACGTTGATGCGGAATCGCTCGCGGCGGTCGAGGCGAAGGCCGACAAGGCGGCGAAGGCGGCGGGCGACCTCGCGAAAGACAGCGTGGGGGAGGTGGCCGCCGCCTATCCCGTGACCGCCGCGAGGGACGGCCGCCGCGTGACGGTGGGCGTGGCGTGCTGCACGCAGGCCGACGCGAACAGTTGGTTCTCATAGAAAGGAACGCAGAATGGCAAACGGAAACCTTCCAACCGACACGCCGTACGACGCGGCGAGCTCGACGTCGACCGGGCGCGTGCTCAGCGAGGACGCCGGGCGCGAGATGGCCGTGCAGACGCGGAGCAACTTCGCGGCGGGCATCGGCATAAGCGGTCTGCAGATCCAGCTCAAGAACGGGCAGCCATCCCCGGCCATCATCGGCACGGCGACAATCCCGACGGCGAGCCAGAGCGCGGCTGGCGCGATGACCTCGGCGGACAAGGCGAAGCTCGACGGCGTGGCCGCGGGCGCAAACAACTACGTCCTGCCCTCCGCTGGCAAAGGGACGCTCGGCGGCGTGAAGACGACCAGCGACGTGACGAGCGCGTCCGGGTACACCCCGGCCCCCATCATCGACGGCGTGCCCTACTACAAGGACACGAACACGACCTACGCCGACGCGACCCAGAGCGCGCGCGGCCTCATGACGGCGGCGGACAAGAAGAAGCTCGACGGCGTGGCGGCCGGCGCGAACAACTACTCGCACCCGACGACCCCGGGCAACAAGCACATCCCGGCGGGCGGGGCCGCTGGCCAAATCCTCGCGTGGGCGAGCGACGGCACGGCCCAGTGGCAGGCGGAGAAGGACACCACCTACGGCGACTTCAAGGGGGCCACGACGTCGGCTGCCGGGTCGCGCGGCCTGGTGCCCGCGCCGGCCATGGGCGCGGCCACGCGCTACCTGCGAAGCGACGGCACGTGGCAGGTGCCGCCGTACCCCACCATCGACTCGGCCATCTCGTCGACCAGCGCCAACCCCGTCCAGAACAAGGCGGTAAGCGCGGAGCTCGGCAAGAAGGCGCCGCTGGCCTCGCCGAACCTCACAGGTTCGCCGACCGCCCCGACGCCGACGGCGGGCAGCAATAACACGCAGCTCGCGACCACGGCCTTCGTCCAGAACGCCGTCAACGCCGCCGTCACCAACGCAGCAGCCTACCAGGGCGCGGCGAACAGCTACACGGAGGTCATCAAGACGGCTTACAAGCCAGGCTGGTACTGGTTCGTGCGCACCGCCGGGGAGTACGCCGGGCAGCAGTGCGAGAGCGGCGACATGATTATCGCCAACAAGGCGAAGGGCGACTCCGTCTCGGACAGCGACTTCGACGTCATCCAGAGCAACGTCGACTATGTGACCGCCAACGACGTCAAGGTCTGGTTCGCCTGATGGGCGGCTCGCGCGGCCTGATGGGGCCCGAGGCGTTCGCCCAGCTGCGCGCCATGGTCGACAAGCTGCTCGACAAGAAGGTCGACGACACGGCGGAGGGCGTGAGCGCGGCGCTGAACAGGCTCTCGACGGGTTCCGACACGCCGTCCGACGCGGACTACTACATCTGCCAGTACGCCCGCGGGGGAACGTCCAAGACCACGTACCACCGCCGCCCCGTGAGCGCGCTTTGGAGCTACGTCAAGGGCAAGGCCGATGCCGTGTACGCGGCCAAGTCGCACGTCCATTCCGCGTTCGACGTGCAGTTCTCCCCGCGCCGCGCGAGCACCGGCAGCGTGATGCCCGTGCACGCCGCCTTCATGGGGGCGGGGCGCTGCCTGAGCGCGTTCCTGCCGCCCTCCGGAATCAAGCTAGAGTACTCGACCGACGGCGGGGACACGTGGCTCGACTACGGCACGGGAGACGCGCACAAGCGCAAGCTCGCGTCGATGCCGAACCCGAGAAACGGCTACAGGCTCGGCGGGCCCAACGCCTCTGGGGCGCTCGGCGACATGCTGCGCATCACCTACGAGCCGTCCGACGGGCGGTACGGGCTCGTGCAGAGCGCGCTCGTGTGGGTGTCGACCAACGGCGGGAGCGACCTGCTGTGCGGCGTCGAGACGTCGACGATGGGCGCGAAGGGGACATGGGTCGAGCGCGTCGCGCCCGTCGAGATGAGCGGATGGTCCGGCCCGAACGTCGTCGACCTGCCTCAGCTCACATTCGGAGGATTTGAGGGCCAGACGGGCAACACGTACGGATGGCGCTTCACGTTCGCCAAGAAGGCGGACGTTCCCGGGAAGACCCCGGATGTGCTCACCATCGACCTCTACGGCACAAGCGTGTGGAATCCCGTGAACGAGATGATGAGGACGGGGCACCTTTACTCGTGGGACGACGAGGGCAAAGGACACTTCATCGGGTCGGCGGACAGCGCGACGGAGGCCGCCTCGGCCGCGAAGCTCAAGACCGCCCGCAGGATTACCTTCGAGGGCGCGGCGAGCGGAAGCGCGCTGTTCGACGGCGGCGGGGACGTGACGGTCACACTATCGTCGTCGGCGCAGGCGCCGAGCTTCCTGGCGGCGCACCCGCCTGGCAGCATCTACCGCGAGACCACGGGCCGCTCGCCCGCCGCCGAGTGGGGCGGCGCGTGGCGGCTCGTCGACTCGCTCGACGGCTTCGCGTGGCTGCGCACGGACTCGGGCCGGTCGGACAACTTCACTGCGGCGCAGTTCCTGGCGGCGCACCCGGTCGGCTGCATCTTCGAGTGGAACAAGGCAATCAATCCAGGGGCTGTCTACGGCGGCACATGGAGGAAGACCCCGTCAATCGGGGCGCACACGTTTGAAAGGACGGAATAACATGGCATTCGAGGCTGTGGACGCGTGCTTCGGCACGCCGCACATCTCCAGCGACGACCTGGCGGCGCTCAACACGGCGGCCATCGGCAAGGCGGACTGCGTGCTCCATTACGGCGACGACTTCAAGGCGGTGATGTCAAGCGCCAACGAGTGCCTGATCGGCACGGGCGTCGGCATGGTCGGCGGACGCCGCTTCTGGAACCAGGCCGCGACATCGCTCACCATCCAGTCGGGCACGCAGGGCCAGAAGCGCAACGACCTGATCGTGGCGCGATACCAGAAAACCAGCGCGGGCGTCGAGAGCATCGAGCCCTTCGTCATCAAAGGCACGCCCACCACGGGCACCGCCACCGACCCCGAAGTGACGGCCAACGATCTGAAGCTGTGGCGCGTGCCGCTCGACGGCATCAACGCGGGGAAGCCCGTGGCGCTCTTCGAGACGATGCCGACGATGGCGGAGCTGGGAGGCTCGCACAAGTCGGTAATCAAGTCGGCGCGAGTCGGCAACAGCGGCATGCTGACCTTGGAGTGCGCCGAAGACGGCTCGTGGATTTCCTTGCGCGGCACGGCCTTCTGGTCGAAGCATTCCGACGCTTGGGCGAGCATGGTGCAGATTCCAGGCTACACGAACGGCTCCGACTGGTACATCGACACGGGATTGACCGTGCCGAAGGCCCCGGGCAAGGCCAAGCGCTTCGACGGAGTTGGCTGGCAATGCACGGCTGACGCGGTGCAGCCGATGTACATCAACAACCTGTGCATCGTCGTCGCGGCCAGCGGAAAGGTGTATCTCGGCGAATGGAGCAAGAACCAGGGGGCGACGCAATTCATCGCCGTCCCGAACGGAGGCCGCATGTCGATGGGCATCGGCTACTAGGACTAAGCCGACAGGCAATCGAGAGACCCCAGACGGGCAACGGCTCAACGCCGACCCGCCTGGGGTTTCTTTTGCGCGGCGAAAACTGGCCGCGGGACAGGTGGCGCACGCTTGTCACGTAGGCTAGAGAAAGGGCAACCAATGGAGGCAATCTACACATTGACCGAGCAGCAGGTTTGGGCGATCGCGGGAGCGGCGTTCATGATGCTGTTCGATTTGGTCAGCGGCTTCGCGGCCGCAGTCATCAACAAGGAGGTCTCGTCTTCCAAGATGCGCGAGGGGCTGGCCCATAAGATGGTGCTCCTGCTGTTCATCGCGCTGTCATTGGCGGTCGAGGTGCTGTCGCTGCACGTGGCCGACTTCGGCTTCGGCGGCGTGACGGTGTACGCGGTGTGCGTGTTCATCATCGTAATGGAAGTCGCGAGCATCTTAGAGAACCTTTGCCGCGCATACCCGGAGCTTCGCGATACAAAGCTGATGCGAATCTTCGAGAACGAGAAGACCCAGGGGAAGGGGGAATAGCATGACCGCTATCGAGGAGCGGATTGTCGCGAACGGGCACGGCGCGCTGTCCCCGTCGTACTTCTGCGTGCACACCACGGCCAACACCGGCGCGACGGCCGAGAACCACGCGTCGCTGTGGTCGCGACAGCCAGACTACGCCGTGCACCTGGTGAGCGACTGGGAGAAGTGCCTGCACACGGTGCCGTACGACCGTCTGTGCTGGCAGGTGGGCAACGGCAACGGGTACGTCGAGGGCATTGAGATCTGCGAGGCCGCTAGCCGCGCGGAATTCGAAGAGGGCATCGCCATCGCGGCGAAGGCCGTCGCGGAACGCCTCAAGGCCCACGGCTGGGGAACCGACCGCCTGGTCACGCACAAGTGGTGCGCCGAGAAGTGGGGCGGCTCCGACCACACCGACCCCTATCCGTATTTCGAGAAATGGGGCTACAGCTGGGAGCGGTTCGTCTCCGCCGTGGAATCGGCCATGTCCGGCGGCGAGTGGGTCGAGGACGGCGGCCGCTGGTGGTACAAGCATGCCGACGGTTCGTACACGTCCGACGGCTGGGAGGAGATCGACGGCCGATGGTACCTGTTCGACGCCGACGGCTGGATGCTGACCGGCTGGCAGCAGCGGGGCGGCAGCTGGTACTATCTCAACGAGTCCCACGACGGCGGCTTCGGCGCGATGCTTACCGGCTGGCAGCTGGTTGGCGGCAAGTGGTACTTCCTCGACGAATCTGGCGCGATGGCCACGGGCTGGAAGTCCGACGGATCGAAGTGGTACTACATGGACGGCGACGGCGCCATGCAGACCGGTTGGGTGCAGGACGGCGGCAAGTGGTACTGGATGAACCCCGACGGCTCGATGTCGGCCGACGAGGTGAAGTCGGTGGGCGACACGTTCTACGCCTTCGACGAGTCGGGCAAGATGCTCTCCCATGCGCTCAAGGTGCAAGGCGTGGACGCGTAACCAACCCGTCAACAACGGCTCGGCAGTGTTGCCGGGCCGTTTTCTTTTTGCCCAAAACGGGCACCCGATCGCATCGCGTCCGTTCGCGAACCGTTCGCGTTCGTGGCGTATCATCGCGTTCATGGACGCTTCGCGCAAAGACATAAGGGCACGGCTCAAGGCCGTGCCGACAAAGGCCCAGCTGTCGGCGATGCTCGACGCCTCTACCCTCTCCGAAGCCCAGCGCGAGGCCGTCTTCCTGGTCTACGGCATGGGCCGCACCAGGGTTCGGGCGTCGCTCGACATGGGCGTGTCGCTGTCGTGCCTCAACAAGCTCATAGCGTCGTCGTATGACAAACTCGGGTGAAACCCGGGAAAAACCAAAGCCTCCCGCCGTGGGATGATTCGGGAAGAAACCGAACCCGCGACAGGGGGCCTTTTTATGCTCGGATACCAGCAATTCCAGCCTTTCAATCCATACCAAGACCAACTCGCCCGCATGCAGATGCAGCCGCAGAGCGTGACGCGCGTGTCGGGCATCGACTCGGCGCGCCAGCTCCGTTTGCCGCCGAACAGTAGCATGTTCGCACTCGACTACGACGACCAGCATATCTACGCCGTTTTCACCGACGGCGCGGGCGTGGTCACCGCCAAGCCGTACCTGCTCAAGGCGTGCGACGAGCCGCAGGCGGCGGGCAGCTACGTGACGGCCGAGCAGTTCGAGCAGTGGAAGGGGGAAATCGATGAGCGTATTTCCAAGCTACAACAAGCCGGACCTGACGGCGATTAGCCAAGCCCTGCGCACACAGGACCCCGCGAGGGCCAAGGCGCAGGTCGAGGGCATGCTTCAATCGGGGCAATTGTCCCAGGCACGGTTCGACCAGCTCGCCAAGCAGGCGAACCAAATCATTGGCATGCTGAACATCAAGTGACCATCGGCCGATGGGGTAATCGGACCTACACATATAGGAGGACGAAATGGACAACGGAATGAGCCTTTCCGACATCGCTGCGGTCACGCGCGACAACGACGGCTTCGGCGGCTCGAACGGGGCGTGGTGGATCATCATCCTGCTGCTGGCCCTGGGCGGCGGCATGTGGGGCAACCGCCAGATGCCGAACGGCGAGCCCGTCACCGAGGCGGGGCTGTGCAGCGCGATGAACTTCAACGACCTGCAGAACGCCGTGGGGCGCTTGAGCGACAACGAGAACCTGCACATGATGCAGCTCTCGCAGGGCTTGGCGTCGGTGGGCTACGAGAACCTGCGCAACTTCGCCAGCACGCAGCAGACCGTGCAGAATGGCGACTACGCGCTCGCCCAGCAGCTTTCCGAGTGCTGCTGCACCACCCAGCGCGCCATCGACGGGGCCAAGTACGAGAACGCCCAGGGCATCGCCGCGGTCAACGCGAACATCAACGAGAAGTTCGCCGCGCTTGAGAAGAACCAGCTTGAGCAGACCATCGCGGCGCAGCAGAACCAAATCAACCAGCTGAACTTGCAGGCGCAGATGTGCGGCGTCGTGCGCTATCCGAACGCCACCACCTACAGCGCGGGCGGAAACCCGTTCTTCGGCGCTGGCTGCGGCTGCGGTTGCGGCGCGGCATTCTAAACCGTCAATCTTCGGTTCGTCGGGGGCCTCCATGGCCCCCTCGTCTTAAGGAGCTAGAAAATGGGTTACAAGACTGTGGGCCGCTTTGTCTACGACAGCGCTACGGCGCAAATCGTGGCCGAGGGCGGCAACGTCGTTTTCGACAACGCCACCATCTCCAACAACTGTGCTTTGTCCTCTCCCGGCGCGGGCGTCATTCGAATCAAGAAGCCGGGCCTCTACAACGTGTTCTTCAACGCCACCCCGGTAGCCACCGCCGTCGGGGCGGTGGAATTCGCCATGCGCCACAACGGCGCGGTGGTGCCCGGGGCCAACGGTTCGGTGCAGCTCGCCGCCGTGGGCAACGTGGGAAACGTCGCGTTCATGTCGCCCGTGACCGTCGAGTGCGGCGCGGGCGACACCCTGGCGTTCTTCGCCGACGCGGCAACTAGCGTGACCACGGCCGCCGCCATCGTCGAGAAGGTGGCGTGATGGAGCGCATCGGAGAGCTGGCGCGCATGATCTGCGACGAGGTGCGCGACGCCCGCAAATACGCCAAGCTCGCGCTCAAGGCCAAGGACACCTCGGCGCTGGCGGATGCCCGCACGTTCGCCGAGATTTCCAACCAGGAACTGGGGCACGCCGACAAGCTGCACGACATGGTGGTGAACGCCATCGCCCAGGCCAAGCAGGCGGGCAAGGAGCCGCCCGAGGGCATGGAGCGCGTGTGGGATTGGGAGCACGAGCGCATAATCGAGGACACTGCCGAGGTGCGCAACCTGTTGGGCATGCTGAACGCGTAAAGGGGCCGATTTCGGCCCCTTTCTTTCTGAAAAGGTGTCGTTTGGGGTGTCAAACGGGGTGTCGGGCAAAAAGAAAGAGGCCAGGTTTTGCGACCTGACCTCGTGCTTTAGAGTGGTGCGGGTGAAAGGACTTGAACCTTCATGGGGTTGCCCCCATACGGACCTGAACCGTACGCGTCTGCCAATTCCGCCACACCCGCATGGCTTCTTGCGAAGCGAGTTAGTACTATATCCGAAGCGATTCATGGATGCAAGCACTTTTTTCGAAAAAAGCGAGATTTTTGGTTTCGGCGCCATGGGGCTGCTTTCCGGAGGCGCTCGTTTTCGCGGGCGATATCTTCCAAATAAAAATGCCGACACGAGGCCGGCATTTCTTCCAACGGTTGTGGGTTCGAGGTGCCCGGTTGGTTCGGCGACTACTCGTCCTCGTCGTCATCGTCATCGAAGAAGGTGAAATCGTCATCGTCGTCTTCGACCTCGCCGCGATCTTTGAACGCTTGGCGGGTGCGCCACTCCATAATCACGCACACCAAAACCGAAATCACGAGGCCCGCAAGCACCAGAATGCCCACGCCAGCGAATGACTCGAAGAAAAAGTGGTACAGCGACTCTATGCTCATGACGATCTTCCTAAGTTTTAGATGAGTAATTGCGCCTTGGCGCTTCTGCGATTCTAAACGATTGTGCGCAGAAGTTGGGCGAGACTTGCTCATATTGCAGAGAACCAAACAACCTCACGGGACGGGGCGTGCGTGCGGGGGAATTACGCGCTTGTGGCGCTTAGCGTGTTTTTGGGCGCACGCGGGCGCTTTGTGCAAGCACGCTTGCATTTCCGCCGAGGCTTGGCGGATGGCTCGGCGAGCCCGTGCGCGGTCGCGTTCGTGCGCTTCGGCGGTCGGTCGCCGGTGGATTAAGGGGGCCGTTAACGAGCGTGCGCCCGAAGACTGTGGGGCTTTGCGGTACTATAGGCGGTCATTGGTGAAGCAAATGCGTCGCGAAGGGAAAGGTTGGTGGGTTTTGAAGAGGTTGGGCGGTGAGA